ATTCCTAGATCACCTTAGTATATTATTAAGTGGATTAGATGGAGATGAACGACGCATGATAGATTCTACTATGACTAAGTTAAGGTCATTGGTAGAACGAACAGGTATATCTTTATTCTTAGTATCACACTTACGCAGATCAAATAATGACAATAATGCGCACGAAGAGGGAGGACGTGTGTCGCTCTCTCAACTCAGAGGATCTCATTCCATTGCTCAAATCAGCGATAATCTCGTTGGACTCGAAAGAGATCAACAAACCGAGGGAGGCAGAGGTCTTACAACTGTTAGAGTCCTTAAGAATCGTCTATTTGGCGAGACAGGTACGTGCGGAACGCTTGACTACAACTTAAACACTTGCAGATTTACTGAACATGAAGCTGAACCCGAATTCAACCCGTCCTCAGATTTTTAGTGGAGGATATGAGCATCCTTGGTATGCACACTTAAGACAACCTAACCCACCATCGCAACAAGCAGTTGACAAAGCACAATTCAAAGACAAAACTTACCAATGGAGTAGGGACAGTAATCCTAGACCTAGAAAGTAATGGGTTACTTGATAAGGCTTCACGTATTCATTGCGCAGTTTTACATTTCTGTGAAAATAATTTAACTGAGGTTTACAATGATGAAAGGATTCCATCCGAGGATACTAAGTACTTACCGATGGGTAACCATTCGATTACAACAGCGGTTACGACCATCGAAACTGCCGATATTATTGTTGGTCATAATATCATCGGGTTTGATTTACCTCTCATTAAAAGGCTCTATCCTTTCTTTACTTATCCTCCTATTCTTGTTGACACTCTGCTGTTATCTAGGTTATATTATCCTAACTTATATGATATAGATACTACATATTCAAAGATGGTAGCTCATAATTTTAATCCAATAGAAGATAAAAAACTATATGGTTCACATTCTCTGAAGGCATGGGGCTATCGTTTAGGAATACTAAAGGGAGACTTTGCTGAGACTACAGACTGGAAAGTATGGAGTCAAGAGATGCAGGACTATTGTATACAAGACGTTAAAGTTACAGAGAAGTTATGCGAACACTTCCGCCCTTACCTGAGTGGCTTAGCTTAGAGCATCAGGTCGCACAAATACTCACTGAACAAGAACAACATGGATGGTACTTTGATGAACCAGCTGCACGGAAACTTGAATCTACTCTCCGCAGAGAGTATGAGGATACTTGTAAAGTATTACGAAACAGGCATCCTTACGTCGAAGGAGAACGCTTTACTCCTAGACGAGCTAACCGAACAAAAGGATACCATGCAGGTACTGGAAAGAGTATAAAAGTACTACATCATAACAATCTTGTAGAGATTGAAGAGTGTAGTATGACTAAATTAAAAGAGCTTAATCCCACCTCACGGGATCATATATCATGGATCTTACAGACACATTATGGTTGGACGCCTTCATCACTGACGAAATCAGGGAAGGCGGTTATAGACGAGATCGTCTTAAAAGACATTGGATCGGATATAGCTCTAGCTTTTCTGAAACTATTGGATCTGACGAAGCAGTTAGGAATGATATCAGAAGGCGTGAACGCATGGCAGAAGCTTGTTACGACGTCTAGTAGAATACACCACCATTGTTCAGTAGCTACATCTACATTTAGATGTGCTCACCGTAAACCCAATCTCGCACAGGTTCCCTCAGATGAAAGATTTAGAAAATTATTTACCGCGTCGCCTCGGCTTATTATGTGTGCTGCTGACCTTAGCGGCATTGAGCTCAGGATGCTTTCCCACTATCTCGCCAGATATGATAAAGGACGCTATGCCGAAATCCTCCTCAACGGAGACATTCACCAAACCAATGCAGATAAAATCGGCATCACCAGAACTCAAGTAAAGACGGTCACATATGCGTTTTTATATGGGTGCGGAGATATCAAATTAGGACATACTTATGACAAACAGCTATCCGAGGACAAGGCAAGAACGAAAGGTAAAGAGATTAGAAAAGCATATATTGCTGCCATTCCGGGTCTTAAGGAACTCTTGGAAGGGGTACACAAGGCTAGTGAGAGAGGGTATCTCATGGGGATTGACAAAAGACGAATACCCGTGGACTCAAAACACAAGTCACTCAATTACTTACTCCAAGGATCGTCAGCGATCTTGGCAAAGAAATGGATGGCGTTGACCTATGAGAATTTACCACAAACTGCTAGACAATTGGCTTTCATTCATGATGAACTACAATATGAAGTCGAACCGAAAGATCTAGAAGATCTAAAATTCCTATTAGAACTTACTGCTATGCAAGCAGGAGAGTTTTATTCACTACGATGTCCAATAGCTGCTGAATCTAAATCAGGTGCTAACTGGGCAGAAACACATTAACCACCTATGAAATTATTAATTGATGCAGACTACATCGTATATAAGTCCTGCGCTGCGGCTGAGACTGAAGTTGATTTTGGTGACGACGTTATCCTTGTCACTTCTAATTTTAGTGACGCACTACGCGCCACAACTGGAGAAATTACCAAGATTAGAAACAAACTTGGGACACGCGCTGATGTAATATTATTCTTCTCAGACACTAAAAATTTCCGGAAAAAAATTATGCCGGAATATAAGGGGCATCGAAATAGAAAGAAACCTTGTGGATACAAGCGTGTCATCAATGCCTTAAAGGTAACTAATGAAGTTATCATTATGCCTGAGTTAGAAGCAGACGATGCAATGGGCATTTATGCTACACAATATCCTGGAAATATAATAGTATCCCCTGATAAGGATATGAAACAGATTCCGGGTGTACTATATAACTTAGATGAAGAGTTCACAATCACCAAGGAGGAGGGTGCTAAATGGCATCTAATACAAAGTGTTTCGGGTGATCAAACAGATGGATATGCTGGAGTGCCCGGAATAGGCGTGAAGAGAGCTGAAGTTCTCTTTAGTAAGGAAGGTTATTCTTGGAATACCGTGCTTAATGCCTTTAAAGCTAAAGATTTAACTGAATATATAGCACTAACCAACGCCCGACTAGCCCGTATACTAACAGTCGATGACTATGACTTCACAAACAAAAGACCCAAACTCTGGACCCCCGCCCCCGATTACCAAGTTAACGCATGAGCAGGATTTCAAGATAAGACAATTAGAAGTGTTTTTAAGTAAAAAAGAGACAAGACGAGAAGATATAGTTACTATTTTAGTAGCACTTCAAAGACAGAACTATGTGATGGCTAACTCTCTAATGAATTTAGTTGACAAGTGGCCAACACCTGAGACTTTGAGATCCATCCTACCTGATGTAGGCATAATCGATTCCCACCAATGAAAAAGACTTTTTTATCAACCCAAGCTAGAGAGTTTAGAACAAAATATAATTTAAAGAGTTCAGCCGATAAATCAACTAGAGCTGTTCAAAAGGCATTAATAGTTGAGGAATTTAAAGAGTTCCTACAAGCTGAAGGTATGCTATTTATGCATGGTAGAAATGCAAAGGAAGAATGCCTTAAAGAACTAGCTGATCTAGTATATGTATGCTATCAGTATGCAGAAAACATGGGATGGTTTCTTGATGAAGCATTAGACAGAGTACATCTAAGTAATATGTCTAAGCTTGATGAAGAAGGCAAACCTATATACCGTGAAGACGGGAAGGTTCTAAAAGGACCAAATTACAAACCACCTACACTAGAAGACTTATTCTAATGACCGCAGAACTTATATCTCGCACAGGGCGGGTCCAGCAATGGCTGGATAATCCTGAATCAAGACTCCCAGTGAGCTGCACGGTATTCGTTGTAGACGACTCAATGGAAGGTCCGGAGGGCATTGAGGCTAGCTGGAGATTCGCCAGTCATGCCCTTCGCAATGGGGCAGGGTGTGCTGTACACCTATCTAAATTACGCCCTAAAGGACATGAGAATGGCAAAGGACTGACCGCTAGTGGTCCAGTATCTTTTGCTAAAGTATACTCAGTATTAAATGAAACACTCCGCAGAGGGGGACATTATAAGAACGGTGCAATAGTTATACATTTGGATGCAGATCATCCAGATATAGTAGATTTTATTACTACACCTAGATCAGAGTTACCTTGGGTTAAAAGATGCGTAGACATCAACACTGAACTCTGGAAAAACTTAGACAATACCACCAAAGAGGCATTAATTTATGGAATCAGATCAGGAGATATCTGGCTCAACAAAATCAAACATGACAAGTCTGGCAGACGGATCTACGGGAATGTGTGTCTTGAGGTTTACTTGCCCTCACGAGGAACTTGCTTGCTCCAGCATGTTAATTTGTCAGCCTGTGATCCACGGGACTTACACAAAGCTTTCGCTCAAGGTATGTCCGAGCTGTGCGATCTCCATGGCAGAACAGGTGTTGGAGGGACTGGAGAGTACCTACCCTCGGATACGGATAGGCAAGTCGGGCTCGGAATGCTTGGCTTGGCCAACTTCCTCAGACGTCAAGGAGTAACTTACGAGCAATTCGGCTCAGCTCTAGAATCAGTTAATGAGAAAGCACCATACCATGGTGAAGAGTTACCATATAGCATAGCTCTACGTCTTAGAGATGCTATAGAAGGTGCAGCATATATTGCTAGAAATAATCATATGGAGAGAGCTTTTGCTATAGCTCCTACCGCAAGCTGCTCTTATCGTAGCAAGGATGGTGATGGGTACACCGCTACCCCAGAAATAGCACCTCCAATAGCTCGCACTGTAGATAGAGACAGTGGAACCTTTGGAGTACAAACATATGAATATGGCGATGTTGAGATCGCCTCAGAAGTAGGCTGGTATGCCTATAGGAAAGTAGCTGACCAGTTAATGGTAATGCTAGATAATACGGGACTTCTTCACGGCTATAGCTTCAACTCTTGGAGTGATGTTGTAGAATACGATCATGAATTCGTGGAAGAGTGGTTAATTTCACCTCAAACCTCCCTTTACTACAGCCTTCAGGTAATGGGCGACACACAGGATAAGAGCGATGCGTATGCAGCATTAGATAAAGCCGAAGTCGATGATTACTTGCAGGATATTTTAAACCCCGAACCAATAGCCTGTGACTGTCAAGAATAATGAGAAAACATCCCTATCAAAAATTATTAGAACGTAAAAGAACTTGGACACCAGTTCGACCCACCAAAGGAAAGGTAAAAGAAGGTGCAGAAGAAACCATCAGACGTGCCCTCGCAGTACGTCATATGGAGTTGCCAGTTGGAGAATTTATTCGTGAAGGACTTGAAAAAGAAGTACCATCACTTGCTCGGCAGCTCCTTGAATCAAACGTACAAGACGAGATTAAACATGATCTTGCCTTGGGTTATATCGTAAATGCTTATGGCATCAAAGATGATGCACAAGAAGAATTGGAGGCAAAAAGATTAAGAGATGCTTGGATATCACATCCTGACCATACAATTACTAAAGCTCTCGTGGCTGAAAGAGCAATCTTCTTTGTTCTACTCCCTTTCTTTAGGTTTAATGGGTGTGCTGCTATGCGCACTGTATCTGCCGATATCTCAAGGGACGAGCAGATCCACGTCGGAGGTAATTCTCTTGTATGTGCTGAGTTGGGTCTATCTCCTTCTCCTTCTTTGGATAAACTTAGGAAAGCCACCATTAACTGGATTCTTCAGCCTTTAGGTATAAATACTAACGATAAATATTTGGACAAAAAATTCTGGCTCGATGCATCAGACCGCTTAATGTATGAAGGCACAGCACCAGAATTTTCTGACACCAAGGCAGCAAGAATGCCAGCATTTTTTGAACATGACAACACAAATCTACCCCAGTACGCTTAGTCTACACACTGAGAAGCTGGAGAAATTAATCGAGGACTTGGAGTTAAAGTTCCCTTCAAGTCCCATCCATCCTAAAGAGGAACTACCTGCAATTATGTATAAGGCTGGTCAGTCTAGCGTTGTTGCATATGTAAAACAAATATTAAACGAATAACATGTGTTTATTTAGAGGACCAACGATAACACCCCAGATAGAAGTAGGTAAAGCACCACCACCAATGGCTCCTACCAATGCACAGACATCAGATGAACTACCTACTAAGAAAGAGTTAGTTGATCCAGATGATCAAGCAGGTTTATCTCTAGCATCTTCAGCTAAGAAAGCTAGTGGTCAAGGCAAAGGCGGAACCGGAGCCAACGCACTTAAGATTAAAGTTAATACAGGCGGAACTCAAACTGGAGTTGGTGCTAATACAGGAGTTGGATAATGTATAAGGCTAGAGAAAGGTACGCTAAATTAGCTAACAACAGATCACAATTCTTAGACACAGCTATAGAGTGCTCCGAACTCACCTTACCATACTTAGTACAACAAGATAACAGTCAACGTTCAGGTAAGAAACACTTACTACAACCTTGGCAGTCAGTAGGTGCTAAAGCAGTAGTTACGTTAGCAGCTAAGTTAATGTTAGCAATGCTGCCACCTCAGACAAGCTTCTTCAAACTACAAGTCAGAGATGATAAGTTAGGAGAAGAAATAGATCCTTCAATGAGATCAGAACTAGACTTATCTTTCTCTAAGATAGAGAGGATGGTCAGAGATTACATAGATGCACAGAATGATAGAGTGGTTGTCCATCAAGCAATCAAACATCTAATTGTATCAGGTAATGCTCTTATCTTTATGGGTAAGGAAGGTTTAAAACACTATCCCCTACAAAGATATGTTGTAGAAAGAGATGGTAACGGAAACATATTGTCTATAGTTACCAAGGAGTTAGTAGATAGAAAGATACTAGGACTTGAACCGAACCCTAAAGTATTTACTAATGACGTCAACGACCCATCAACAGGTTCAAATGAAGACGACGTAGAAGTATACACATGCGTTACGCAAGACCCTAGCAGCGGTAGGTGGCAATGGCATCAAGAAGTAGATGATATGATCATCGACGGAAGCCGTAGCACAGCACCTAAGAACGCTAGCCCTTGGTTAGTACTTCGATTCAATACAGTAGACGGAGAAGATTATGGACGTGGTAGAGTAGAGGAATTTATAGGAGATCTAAGAAGTTTAAATAGTTTATCTCAGGCTCTCGTAGAGGGCTCTGCAGTCGCTTCTAAGGTGATCTTCCTTGTGTCCCCTAGTGCTACTACCAAACCACAAACTCTAAGCCAAGCAGGCAACGGAGCTATCATACAGGGACGACCTGAGGATGTTGGAGTGGTACAGGTAGGGAAGCAAGCGGACTTCCAAACAGGTTCCCAATTAATGATGGGACTAGAGAAGAGAATCTCTGAAGCATTCTTAATATTAAATGTCAGAGACTCCGAGCGTACCACTGCTGAAGAAGTAAGGATGACACAGTTAGAACTAGAACAATCCCTTGGCGGACTATTCTCACTACTAACTCAGGAGTTCTTAATACCATATCTAAACCGAACGTTGCTAGTGCTGCAGCGAAACAATCAGATACCTAAGCTACCTAAAGATTATGTAAGACCTAAGATTGTAGCTGGTGTTAATCAGTTAGGTCGAGGTCATGATGCTCAGGCATTAACTCAGTTCATAACTACAATCGCACAAACACTTGGACCAGAAGCTATACTTAAATATGTTAATCCTACAGAGGCTGTCAAAAGACTAGCAGCTGCACAAGGTATTGATGTATTAAATCTAGTTAAGTCTGAGGAACAGTTGGCTCAAGATCAACAGCAACAGATGCAGCAAGCACAGCAGCAAGCTATGACTGAGCAAGCAGGACAATTAGCAAGTGCTCCTATGATGGACCCTTCTAAGAACCCTCAAGCTATGGAGATGGCTGGTCAACTAATGAACCCCCAACAAACACCCGAAGAACAGTAAACTATGGCAGAGACATTAACATATGATCCCGGTACAGATTCAGTTACCGTAGGAGATAACCTAACACCTGATGAGCAAGAATCTCTACAAGTTGGAGAGGCTTTACAAGAACAACAGGATGGTTTATTAGCAGGGAAATATAAAGATGCACAAGAATTAGAAAAAGCTTATGTCGAACTCCAATCAAAACTTGGAGAGAAAAGTAATCAAGATAGCGAAGACACTGGGGACGAAGAGATTTCAGATGAGTCTGAAGAAGTATCAGAAGAAACGGAAGAAACTGCAGAAGTATCTGAAGGAGCTGCGTTAATAACAACAGCATCAGATGAGTACTACTCTAATGATGGTAAGCTAAGCGCAGAGACTTTAGACAAGTTCAGCTCTATGAGTAGCAAGGACTTAGTTGAAGCTTACATGGAGATACAAGCTAACAATCCTGAAGCCATGGGTGGTAGGGATGAGGCAGCAGATATATCTACAGCAGCTATTAATGAAGTCAAGAACTTTGCAGGAGGAGAGCAAGCTTACAGTGATTTAGTGAACTGGGCTGGTAATAATTTGGACCAAAAATCTATTAACGCTTTCGATAGTATAGTTAATACTGGTAGCGTAGATGCAATTAAGATTGCAGTCCAAGGATTAAGATCTCAGTATCGAGATGCAAACGGATATGAAGGAACTATGTATTCAGGAAAAGCACCCACACAACCAAAGGATGCCTTCAGAAGTCAAGCAGAACTTGTTCGAGCTATGAGTGACGTGAGGTACGATAACGATCCAGCTTACCGTCAGGATGTTATTGCGAAATTAGAACGGTCAGATAACTTATCATTTTAAATCATGTCAGTAAAAAGACCTGCCTCCCAACAGGGAGGGAGGAAACCTCAACAAGCACCACCGCCTAAGCCTAAGAGACCTAGCCCACGACCTCCTAAAGTTCCTGGATTTGATGATATCAATACCAGTGAAGCAGAAGGAAGACCAGTCCCCGGTGGACCCGGACCTAAGAAAACTTACACTCCTTATAAACCATAATGGATAAAGCTACTTACGATAAACATAACAGAAGAGTTAAAGCTGCATCAGCAGCCAAGTCACCAGCAACAAAAAAGAAAATACTTTTAAGTGCTGCACAAATCTATCTTAAAGGGGTCTAGCCTTGACTACACTCACACTACCCGAACAGAATAATTGGAATCAGTTCTGCAAGTGGGTTACAGATACCGACAACCGACTTTACGTTGGTTGGTTCGGTGTCCTTATGATTCCATGCTTACTTACTGCAGCAACCTGTTTCATTATTGCTTTCATCGCAGCACCGCCTGTTGACATAGACGGGATACGTGAACCAGTTGCTGGCTCTCTACTCTATGGAAACAACATCATCTCAGGGGCAATCGTCCCGTCATCTAACGCAATCGGTCTTCACTTCTACCC